TTCTGCTTGGTTCCTCTGGGGGTTCCTACGCTCTCTCCAAGTCGAAGACAGACCTGTTCCTCCGTGCGCTTGAGAGTTACATTCAAGCTATCGTTGATGTTCTCAACAAACAGTTGGTAGAGCGTCTCTGGCAGTTGAACGGTCTGAATTATGACCTGATGCCAACTATTGAAGCTGGTGATGTTGCCCCACACGATCTCCGTGAGATTGCAGGGTTCCTTCGTAACCTTAATGGTGCAGGTATTGATGTGTCATCTCACCCAGAGGTCATCAGTGACCTTATGGACATTGCTGAATTAAACTATGATCCAGACGTGGGTCAAAATCAACCAGAACCTGTACAGGAAGATAAATAATCATGGCTACACTAGACAACAGGGTGCTTGACAACGGATTGACCGTTCTCGACACCGAAGCAAATAAAATCTTAATTACCTCACAAGCGGCTACAACCTACACTGAAGCCAATGCAACCTACGCTTTGGGAAATAGCACCAGCCTTTCCATTGGAGCACCCGCTGACCGTTCAGGTGGTGGACGTGAGGTTGTCGTTGCAGCTATCACAGATGGTTCAGTTACAGGTACAGGCACAGCAACCCACTATGCTATAGTCGATACCGGAAACACCAGACTGCTTGCCACAAGCACACTAACAGCATCCCAAGCGGTTACCTCGGGCAACACGTTTACGTTGTCTTCTGTTGCTATCGGTATACCTGACCCAGCTTAAGTTATATTGAACGCTCCAGTCTAAAGGATATATAAATGGTCACTCTCGTAAACAGAGCAAAAGTAGCTACCGCCACAACTGGCACAGGTACAATCACGCTTGGCTCTGCTGAGAGTGGTTATCAAACATTTGCTGATGCTGGAGTGGTCGATACTAATGTAGTTCGCTACGTCATTGAGGATGGCACTGCGTGGGAGATAGGCACAGGCACTTATACAGCCACGGGTACGACACTTAGCCGTACACTGGGTGAAAGCTCCACAGGCGCTCTTCTGAGCCTCACTGGTTCTGCTGTGGTATTTGTGGGGGCTACGGCGGATGATCTTGCGCCGGTGCTTGAACTATATGCTGAGAACCCAAGTAGCCCTACTGCACCTTCTGCTACTGGCACTAATAGTGTCGCCATAGGTAATAATTCACAAGCGACTTCTGGCTCTATGGCTTTTGGTGATGGGGCGCGGGCAACAGCTAATTCCTCTGCTGCTTTTGGAGGATTAGCACCACAAGCAACTGCCGCGGGAAGTCTTGCTTTGGGCTACACGCCACTTGCGTCTGGTTTTTTTAGCACAGCGATTGGGTATGAAGCTAGGGCTGTCACGGGTTCTGGCGCTACTGCGCTAACCAAATCAAGAGCATCTGGTGCAGACTCCTTCGCAGCAGCTATAGCCAACAACAGTTCAAGCTACGGGGCTTCTGGTGCTAACTCGATTGCGATGGGAAAACAGGCAAAGGCCACTGGCTCTTCCGCAATAAGCATTGGCTATAACAGTCAGTCTACAGCGATTTATTCACTGGCAATAGGTGTTGCGTCAAAAGCAACCGCTACTTCAGCGCTTTGTATTGCGACATTCAGCTCTACAGCCAGCGGCACCGCCAGTGCAATTCTTGGTGGAGAAAACCAAACCGCAAGCGGTCAAAAATCTACTGTGCTTGGCGGCGATTTTAATACAGCTTCAGGTCCGTGGTCTTTAGCACACGGCAGTCGGGCAGTCTCTACTGGATACGGCAAGGTGGCACACGCTATGGGTCGTTTTTCAGCCGATGGTGACGCACAGGGTGGTAGGTTTGTATTCCGATCTGATACGGCAGACGACACGCCAGAACCACTTACCGCCAATAACGGGGCAGCGTCCACAATAAACCAAGTCATCCTCCCCAACAACTCAGCCTTCGCTTTCCACGGAACTATCGTAGCCCGTCAGCAAGCATCCGGCGGCACAGCTTGCGCAGCATGGAAGATCGAAGGCTTGATTCGAAGGGAGGGTTCAGCAGGCACCACAGTGCTAGTCAACAGTGCGACGACTGTCCTCGACAACACACCTGCTTGGGGTATGGCTCTATCAGCAGACACAACAAACGGTGGCCTCAAGATCGAGGTCACAGGCGCAGCATCCACGAATATTCGTTTCGTCGCCACTTTGAATACGAGCGAGGTCACGTACTGATGGGACGCCCCGCTTTGACATACGAAAAGCGCAAGCTAATCGCTGATATGTATCAAAACCCTATGTCATTTCGCCAGATATGTGATGCAGTTGGTTGTTCTTTCCCCTCAGCCAAGAAGGCGGTTCTTCAGTTTGGTATTGAGATTAGGCCAAAGCACGTTGTCCTGAATAACCACATGCTCGGTGCCGACAACTCCAAAGCGAACAACGGAATGTGGAAAGGTGGCCCCCCTCCATGCTCTGGCTGCGGCGGCGAAAAGGCAAACAGAAACGCTGATACCTGCTTCAAGTGTTATTGCAAACGTAGGCGTTCTGCGGACAGTTTTGCGGACACTTCAAGAGCGTGGCGTGGGCGTTTGGAGTACACACAATGGCGTAATCAGGTTTTCCAACGTGATGCTTATCAGTGCGTTGTTTGTGGCATCAATGACCACGATCTTAACGCCCACCACCTTGAGGGGTTTACCACCAATAAAGACCTGCGATTTAAACCTGACAATGGCGTAACGCTTTGCCAACCACACCATAAACAGTTTCATGCTGCCCATGGTTACGGCGGAAACACAAAGCAACAGTTTAACGAATGGGTGTTATCAATGACATCGATCCCAACATAAGGAGGCCGCAATGGCTATTCAAATTGATATGACAACATCGCAGTATGGCACACCATTTGCTGGTGCATACTTCCGCATCGCAATGGCGGCTATTTCCCGCCAACGCGGAAGTGGCCCTAAGTTCAGCGTGATGATTGACGTTTCGGGCTATGCCACTGATACACCTGACGACGACACCCGGGAAGTTGACTTCCGCCGTTATCACGCTGACTTGGCTGATGTTGAAGTTGGTGAAGGCACGCAATTTCTCGACAAATGTTATGCTTGGGTTATGTCTCAGGACGACATGGACGGGAGCATCGCAGTATAATGAGCATTGTCATCGACTACACAAAGGGCTTCTTTGAGCCAGCACCTTCTGGTGAGACAGTCGGTGACATAGCTTCTAGCACCCTTGACCTCGCCTCTGGCAACGTGTTTGAACACGCGCCCGCCGCTGACGCTACATACGTTTTTGACAGCCCGCCCTCTACTGGCACTGCCTACGGCTTCACGCTCAAGATCACGCCGTCTGCAACAGTTACGCTGACATGGCCTTCGTCTGTCAATTGGGCTGGTGGTACGGCACCTGATGCCCCTGCTAACGCTGCTACGAATGTCTATACGTTTTACACGCAGGACGGTGGGACGACTTACTACGGCTTCTTAGCTGGGGCGGCAATGGCATGAGTGCTGCTAGGCGTATGCAAATGGGTGCTGCTGGGGTTTCTTCTGGTGGTGGCGATGGTTGGACCGACCCAGACCTAGCAAACGCAAGTTATGATAGCGTTAGTTTTAGTTTAGCTGGGCTTGGCCTTTACATAAGTGACGTGTTTTTTAAGCCAGATGGTACTAAAATGTATATCACTGTTGATGGTGGTGGTGAGGATGTTAAAGAGTATAGCCTGTCATCTGCGTGGAACGTAAGCACAGCTTCTTATACTCAAAACTTTAGTCTTGCATCACAGATTGTTTACCCCTTTGGTCTATTCTTTAAGCCAGACGGAACCAAGATGTATGTTGCTGATCCTTCTTCCGTAGATATAAATGAGTATAGTCTGTCATCTGCGTGGAACGTAAGCACGGCTTCGTACACTCAAAACTTTAGCGTTTCTACCGATATTAATTTTTGCACTGGCATATTCTTCAAGCCTGACGGTGCGAAAATGTATATTGTTGACTATGTTAGTAAAGACATAAACCAATATTCCCTTAGCACCGCTTGGGATATTTCTACTGCTTCTTACAGCCAGAACTTTAGTGTGGCGTCTCAAGAGGCGGGAGCGACTAGCTTGTTTTTTAGCCCAAATGGGGACAAAGTGTTTATTACTGGGCAGAACGGGGATGACGTAAACGAATACTCTTTGAGCAGTGCTTGGGATATTTCCAGTGCTTCTTATGTTCGGAATTTTAGTGTGTCTGCTCAAGAGACAGCGCCAAACGGGCTGTTCTTCAAGGACGACGGAAGCAAGATGTATGTTGTAGGTTCTAATTCTGACACAGTCTACCAATACTCAACAGCATGAGGAAAACCTAAATGCTACTCGTTAAAACATCAAACGGACAGGTAGAGCAATTCCCTTACACGCTCGGAGACCTTCGCCGTGACAATCCGCAGACCAGCTTCCCCAAGAAGATCGGTGATGCAATCCTTACCAGCTACGGTATCGTGCATGTGATGCCTGAGACGGAGCCTGAACCTGAACATGACCCTCTAGTGCAGGCGGTCGTGCGGGACGCAGAGCCTCACAACAACGAGACTGCGGTTGACGAGGAAACGGGTAAAACCTACAAGACAGGTCGCTGGGTGGTCGGCTACACGGTGGAAAACAAGCCAGAAGATCAGGCGGAGGATGCAGTCCGCAGCAAGCGCACCCGCCTATTGACTGACACAGACTGGCAAGCCCTGAGCGACAACGCCATGACGCCAGCTTGGGCATCGTATCGTCAGGCACTTCGTGATATAACGGATCAAGACGGCTTCCCTTATTCTGTCGTCTGGCCCACCAAACCGTAGGAGTAACCAATGCTAGGTTTTAGCCCTCTCGCCTCCGCCGCACTTGCGGATACTGGGGCTACTGCTGAAGTAATTTACCTTCTTAACGGCGATGACATTACTACAGGTCAACCTACAGTAGGTTCCTCAAGTGTAGCTCAAGAGCATGATCTTACGCTTTCATCTATTACTACAGGTCAACCTACAGTAGGTTCCTCAAGTGTAGCTCAAGAGCATGATCTTACGCTTTCATCTATTACTACAGGTCAACCTACAGTAGGTTCCTCAAGTGTAGCTCAAGAGCATGATCTTACGCTTTCATCTATTACTACAGGTCAACCTACAGTAGGTTCCTCAAGTGTAGCTCAAGAGCATGATCTTACGCTTTCAACTATTACTACAGGTCAACCTACAGTAGGTTCCTCAAGTGTAGCTATAACAACCCAGCTTCTTGCTGATAACATTACTACAGGTCAACCTACAGTAGGTCCCTCAAGTGTAGCTCAAGAACATGCTCTTACGCTTTCATCTATTACAACTGGCGCTCCTATTGTCCTTAGCATTACGATGTCAGAGCGTGAAACCCTTAATGCTGACCCTATTTCCACTGGAACCCC